TGGAGATAAATTTTATCTTGGCTTACAAGGCGCATTAGTGGACCCAACTTTGCCTCCTCAAGGAACTGATGAACACGACCCTACAAATGAATTAAATAAAGACTAATGCCTTATAGTATAAAAACAGATGAAAAAGATTGTAGCGGTTTTGCTGTAGTTAAAGATAGTGATAATAAAATAATGGGTTGTCACAAAACAGAAAAAGAAGCAAAAGACCAAATAACTGCTTTAAATTTAGCTGAAAAAGAATATGAAAGAGAAGCGGACCCTGAAAACGATATTTACGAAACACAAAAAGAAGCTGAAGATAAAGCAAAAGAAATAGGTTGCGTAGGCTCACATACTCATGAAATAAATGGCGAATTGTATTATATGCCTTGTGAAAATATGGAGGATTATACAAAGCTAACAGGCAAAAAGCATAAAGGTAAAGATGACGTAACTTTAGTTGAAAACGAAAGAGAGTTAAGACAAGTAGATAGGAAACCTCCAGAGTTTATGAAAAAAAATGCTCAGAGAGGTTTAGACAATATAAGAAAAGCAGGGCCTGGCTTAACCGATAAAACAAAAAGAGAAGCGCGTTCAATGGCAGCTGGCGAGCCAATATCAATTTCAAAAATAGTTCGTATAGCTGCTTGGCATAAACGCCATATTGTTGATCTAGATAGAGAAAAAACTAATCCGCAAGACCCTGACACTTGGAGATATTCAGACGTTGCATTTTTACTTTGGGGCTCTAATCCTTGGACTAACCCTATGCAAGCAGCAGATTGGGCAGACCGAAAAATAGCTCAGCTAGTTAAAGAAGGGGAGCTTGAGCCTAGAAACGATTCATCAACGCCTGCTCCGAAAAAAGACCAAATAAAAGGAAGCGGTAAAAATAAAAAAGGCTCAGCTGGCGGCAAATCTGGTGGAATTAAGTTTAGTGAATCTACTGAAAAAGCAATAAAAAACAGAATTATTAAACACAATGAAGAAGTTGAAGGAATGGCTTCATGGAGAAAATTAAAAGCTTCAGCTGCTAAAGCTGTAGTTAGAAGGGGCTTTGGAGCGTTTTCTACTAGTCATCGTCCAGGAGTAAGTAGACAAGCTTGGGGAATGGCAAGGCTCAAAGCGTTTAGTTATTTACTTAAAAACGACAAACCAAAAAATCCAAATTACAAAACAGACAACGATTTACTTCCTAAAGAACATCCTAGATATAGTGCTAAAAAAGAAGAAAAAAGTAATAATCAACATCTTGAAGTGTTTGATAGGGCTGTTGCAATATCACAAACAATTGAAAAACAAAAAAGTATTACTAATATAAAAAGCATGGAAAGACAAACTGAAAATAGAAGTTTTACATTTGCAGCAGTAGAGGAAAGAAACAGCGACGATAAAAACACTTTATTGTTTACAGGTTATGCCTCAGTATTTGATAAGCCCTATGGAGTAAGAGATAGTAAAGGCTTATACAATGAAACTATTAAACCTGGAGCTTTTAAGAAAACCTTAAAAGAACAAGATGACGTAAGATTTTTAGTTAATCACGATGGAATTCCTTTAGCTAGAACATCATCAGGAACTTTACAACTAGAAGAAGATGACTATGGATTATTTGTTAGGGCAGAGCTTGACCCAACTAACCCAACCGTAGCAGAAGTTTCAAGTGCTATGAAGCGTGGAGATTTAAATGAAATGTCTTTTGCATTTGCTGCTATTAAAGATAACTTTGACAATAGCGGAGAAAACAGAGAAGTAAACGAGGCTAGGCTATTTGATGTAAGCGTAGTTACTTATCCAGCTAATCCTTGGGCCGGTGCTAAGCTTAGGGGTATTGAACTTGAAAATTTACATAAAGAATTAGTTGAAGCAAGAAATGGTGAAAAAGCAAAAGAAATTTTAGAAGGTTTTATTAATGAAGTTACAGATAGTAATGAAATTAATAAAAAGCGAAGTAATCCTAAAGTTGAATTATTAAAAATGAAACTTGAAAGAGATGGCATTCGCTAAAAGACGTGTAGCCGTGTTTTGTGTTTTATTTAACACTTCTAAGCACACTCCATGCAATAGTAAAAGAAATATAGCATAAAGGAAATTATGAAAAAATTAATTGAAGCTAGAGATTCAAAAGTAGCTACTCTTGATGAACTCGTAACTGAGCTTGATGAAATGGAAGCTGGCGAAGAGTTTGACGCAAAATTTGCAAGATCAAACGAATTGCACGCTGAAGTTAAAGAGCTTAACGAAAAAATCGAAGAAGCAAGAGACGCTGAAGAGACTCTCAAAGCGGTTAAGGAAAGCAGAATGGAATTGAATGTTGAAGACGAAGATTTAGGCGACAAAGAAGCTGTTGTTGAAATCAACGAGCCAGATATGTATAGAAAAGGTGGCGACCACTCTTTTATTGCAGACGCTTGGAGATCAAAACAGGGCGACTTTAAAGCTCAAGAACGAATCGGAAAACATCAAGACCACGAAGCAAGAGATATTGGAACAGGAGCCTTCACAGGTTTAGTAGTTCCACAATATCTAGTTGACGAATATGCACCAATTGCAAGAGCTGGAGCAGCGCTTTATAACGCTATTCCTAAAAAACCTCTTCCCGACTTTGGCATGAAAGTTGAAGTTTCAAGAATAACAACTGGCTCAGCGGCAGCAGAACAAGCTTCGCAGAATTCAGCAGTTCAAGAAACTAATATTGATGATACTTTATTAACAGTAAATGTTGATACAGTTGCAGGCCAACAAGACGTTTCAAGACAAGCTCTTGAGCGTGGTGGACAACCAGGATTCAGTCTTGAAAATATTATATTTCAAGATTTAGTTGCTGCATATTATGGTAAACTAGACGCATTAATGATAGAAGGCTCAGGCTCTTCTGGACAACCAACAGGAATCAGAAACGTATCAGGACAAAACACTGTTACTTATACAGACGCAAGTCCTACTGTTGGCGAGTTGTTCCCTAAGTTAGCTGACGCTGTACAAAAAGTAAATGCTAATAGGTTTGCTCCGGCAACAGCTATTATCATGCACCCTAGAAGATGGGGTTTCTTTACAGCAGGCGTAGACGGAAATTCAAGACCATTAGTATTACCTGCAGGAAATAATCCTGACAATGCTGTTGGTATTGGAGAAGCCGCTGCTTATGGAAATGTAGTTGGAAATATATTGGGACTCCCAGTTATTACTGACGCTAACATAACAACAACAGATGGTGGCGGAAACGATCAAGACCAAATTTATGTCTTGAAAGTTGACGACCATATTTTGTTTGAAGATAATTTAATGCAGTTGAAATTTGAAGAAACAAATGCAGGCTCATTAACAACTAAAATGGTTGTTTATGGTTATTCCGCATTCGCTTCTGGAAGATATCCAACTGGACAAACTAAAATTCAAGGAACAGGACTTATAACTCCTAGTTTCTAGGTTAATTTATGGTTAAGGCTCGCTAGGCAACTAACGGGCCTAAACCATTAGGAAAGATATTATGGCAAAAAATAAAGAAGAAATAGAAGCTTTAAAAGAAGAGCTAAAAGGTTATGAGCTATATGGAAAGGCTGAACGTGCTAAAGAAGTTAAAGAAGCTATTAAAGCTGCAGGTGGAAAAGTTGAAACAAAAACTGCAAAACCTAAAGCCGAAAAAAAAGTAGAAAAGAAAAAGTAATTATGCCTAAAGGTTATGGTTACGGAAAAAAGAAAATGAAAGGTGGCAAAGGTAAGGGCCGCAAAAAAGGTAGATAATACTTATGGCAATTACTAATGGCTACTGCACACAGAATGAGTTAAAAGCATTTGTTGGAATTCCAACAAGTGACAGCCAGGACAATGACTTACTTGATGACGCAGTTAATGCGGCTTCGAGGCAGATAGACGCATTTTGTGGAAGGCAGTTTTATGCTGACGGATCGGCAACTGCACGCAAATTTTTTACTGACGATTTATATAGATTAAGAGTTGATGATATTTCAACAACTACCGGATTGGTTGTAAAATATGACGATGACGACGACGGAACTTATGAAGTTACTGTAAGCTCATCTGATTTTCAATTATTACCTATAAATGGCGTAGTTGGAGGAATACAAGGAAGCCCATTTTATATTGTTGAGTTAATAAGTGACACTTCAAATGAATGGCCTTTAGATTTTTCGAGCAATAGGCCTCGAGCTGAAATTACAGCTAAATGGGGTTATGCTACAACACCTGAACAAATTAGACAAGCCACTTTAATGTTAGCTAGCGAATTATTTGCAATGCGAAACGCTCCTCTCGGTGTGGCCGGAGTAGGGGATTTTGGCGTTGTTAATATTCAACAAAATAGAGAAATAACTAGAATGATAGCGCCCTTTCGAAAGGGAACTGTTTTAGGAGTAGCTTAAATGGCTAATATGAGCCAAATAAGAGATGGCTTGAAAACAACTGTTGAAAACATTAGCGGCCTTAGGTGTTATGACGTTATTCCAGATAATGCTTTAAATTTTCCAATAGCTTTGTTTATTCCTACAAATATTGAATTTGATTTAGCTATGCAAAGAGGAACAGATTTATATAGTTTTGATATGATCGTTGCTGTTCAAAGAACAGACGCAAGAACTGCTCAAGATAAATTAGACGAGTTTGTTACAAGTAGCGGAAGTAAAAGCATTAGACAAATTATTTATAATAATAAAACTTTAGGCCTAGCTGATACAGACGCTAGAGTAGTTAATATGAGTAATTACAGCGCAGATTTTAATTTAAATGGAATTGACGGAATAGGCGCTAATTTATTAATAGAAGTTTATACAAAAGGAAGTAGCTAATGGATTGTTGTGGAAATGGTTGTTGTGGTGGTAAGTAATGGCTAAATATAAAATAATAGGAAATAAAAAAGTTCAAGGTGCTAATCCAGGAGAAATTATAGAAGTTGATGATGAACAAGTTGCAAAAACATTAATAA